ACGCTTTCCAGCACGGCCAAGAATGTTTCCGCCGCCTATCAATGGGCGCTGGAATGGTGCGGCGTTTTCACCGGCATCGGCGAAACCGGAATCGAATTCAAGCTGAATGACGATTTCGATATCGCTCGCATGACGCCTGAAGAACGCGCCCAAGCTGTCAAGGACTGGCAGGCTGGTGCAATCACTTTCGAAGAAATGCGCACGGCACTTCGCAAAGCTGGCATTGCAACGGAAGACGACACGAAGGCGAAAGAACAAATCGCAACGGAACAAGTCGCCGCAATGACGTTGGAACAGCCGTTCAACACACCGACCGGCAAAGCGCCTGCCAACGCTCCTACACCGCCAGCGAAGAAGTAAGCCATGCTTTCCGATAATAAACGCCTGTACGATATCGCAACGCGCAAGCAAATCTACGTAGAAGGCGTAAAGCTGCAACAAACGCGCGATTTCAACTTTGTTCTTTCCGAACTGAAAGAAGAATTCGATAAGCTGCTCGGGCGAATCAAATACAAAACGCTCGACGGCTTGACTAAGGCCGAATTGAATCGGTTGCTTTTGGCGCTGCGCAAGTCGCAAGCTCGCATTTACAGCAACTACACCGAACAGGTAATGCAGCAGCTGCGCGACTTCATGAACGCAGATGCTTACGTTACCAAGATCGTATTCGCTTCGGCTAAGGTCGAAGAAGACGACGAAGAAACGCCAACATTGACGGAAGCCGAGGCAGAATCCGTCATGGTCGAAACGACCGACGAAGAACACAACGTCATTCCGATGTTTGGCGTTGCAACCGCAATGGACAATGACAAGCTTTGGTCAAAAGTCCTGAACGCTCCAATTCCAGCAAACGGCATCTATTTGATTCCGTTCATCAAGGGTTTCGCAGTGTCGGCGCAAGCCAGCATCGAAAACTTGATTCGCAAAGGATATGCGAACGGTTCTTCGGTAGAAGAAGTCATTGCAGAAATTACCGGTGAAGGTACGGCGCAAGGCGCATCGACTGCACTACAAAAGATTGCTGTTCAAGCCGCCGCAGTTCTGGCGACTGCAACTCAGCACACGACAAGCATTGTCGGCGGTGCAATTCAATCGGCCATTTTCGCAATGTACGGTTGGTATTCCGTCATGGACGGCAAGACTACCGATATTTGCGTTAGCCGCAATTTGAAGGTCTATCGCTACGGCAACGGACCTTTGCCGCCTGCGCATATCCGGTGCCGCTCGCATATCGCGCCTATTGTGGGCACTGAGCCGGGTTTTGCAGCCGAATCGTTCTATACTTGGTACGCTCGGCAACCCGAAGAAGTTCAAGACGATGTATTGACCGAAGAAACGGCTTCGGCAGTTCGCAGGGGCGATTTGAAAGCGAAAGATTTGCCGAGATTTGAAGCAAGTCGGCCGCTAACACTCGCGCAATTCCGTAAGTTGATTCGTGAAATTCTAACCCGCTGAATTAGTAATTCGGCACAACACTAGGAGTCCTAGAAATGGCACTGAAGCTCAAACTTGAAAAATCCGCATTCGAAAAGCTTCCCGCTGATGTTCAGAAAGAATACGTCGAAGAAGACGGCGAATTCGTTCTGCAAGTCATCGGCGCGGAAGACACCGGAGCGCTGAAGCGCGCAAAGGACCATGAAAAGGCCAAGCGCCTTGAATTGGAAGGCAAGGTCGTTGAATTGACCGAAACGGTTGACACGCTGCGTTCTTCGGAACAGCGCCTCAAGACGCAGCATGAAACGGTTGTGACCAACCTGAAGACACAACACGGCCAGCAAACCGAAAAGATGCAAAAGGCATTGACGGCAAACCTCGTTGACAACGTTGCAAACGGCATCGCAACGAATATCAGCAAGGCCCCGGCGCTTTTGCTGCCGCATCTTCGCGCACGCCTGCAAGCCGACTTCACCGGCGACCAGCCGAAAACTGTTGTTCTGGATAAGGACGGCAAGCCTTCCGCCCTGACTCTGGATCAATTGAAGGCGGAATTTGTTGCAAATCCTGAATTCGCTGCTATTATCGTGGCGTCGAAGGCTAGCGGCGGCGGTGCCCCTGCAAACCCGGCAACAAAATTCGGCGGCGGTGCCCCGGCAAACGGTAGCAACAATCAACAACCCGCCGACCTTTCCAAAGCAACGCCGCAAGCACTCGCCGCAATGCTGAAGGAAACGAAGGCCACGCAGGAGTAAGCATCATGGGCCTTTCCGATCTCGCAGTATATTCCGAATACGCCTACTCGGCGATGACGGAAGTTCTGCGCCAACAAGTTGACCTGTTCAACGGCGCCACTCAAGGCGCAATCACGCTGCAATCCGCTGCGCATCAAGGCGACTTCTCGGACCTCGCGTTCTTCCAGAACGTTTCCGGTCTGGTGCGTCGTCGCAATGCCTACGGCTCCGGCGTCGTTGCGCAAAAGAACATGGCGCAAATCGTCGACACGATGGTCAAGGTTGCGGCCGGTACGCCGCCGATCAACCTTTCGCCCGGTCAATTCAAGTGGATTCAGATGAATCCCGAAGTGGCGGGCGCCGCACTGGGTCAGCAGCTGGCAATTCAAACGCTGGCCGACATGCTGAACACGGGTCTTGGCGCATTCTACGCCGCTCACGCGCCGATTGCGTCGAACGTGCTGAACATCACCGCCAATGCGGCGCCGGATGACACCATGTCATTCATCGCGCAAAACGCGGCAGCTGCGAAGCTCGGCGACCAAAGCGGAGGTTCCATCGCAGTCTGGGTCATGTACAGCAAGGTTCTGTACGACCTGTACGGCAAGAACCTTGCGAATTCCGAACGGCTGTTCGTTTACGGCAACGTGAACGTTTCCCGCGATCCGTTCGGCCGCCTGCTGGTGATGACCGATGCGCCGCCGCTGTTCACGGCCGGTGCGCCCAACGTGTATCACACGCTCGGACTCGTTCCCGGCGCAATCCGTGTCGATCAGAACAACGACTACACGGCCAACGAAGATGCCCGCAACGGCGACGAAAACATTCAGCTGACGTTCCAAGCTGAATGGTCCTATGAACTGGGGCTGAAAGGCTTCGCATGGGACAAGGCCAGCGGCGGCAAGTCGCCGACCGATGCGGCGCTGAACACGTCCGCGAATTGGGATCGTTACGCAACGTCCCACAAGGACCTCGGCGGCGTCGTCATCGAATCGCACTAAACCCGCGAAGAAGTCAGCATCAAACGGGGCCAAGTGCCCCGTTTTTTCCAACTGAATTGAGGATACATCATGAAGCATCAAGCCCGAATCCTTTTCTTCATCGATGGCGTTTCACCGTCGAAAGAAGATTTGATCCAATCGCGAGCGCTGGACGCGCAAATCTGCTTCCGCAATGCGCGGATGGTGCCCACGGACGGCGCACTCGAAACCTGCGATGGCGTAGCCGGTGCCGTTCCCGCACGCTACAAGAAGCAGTATCCGCCCGCCGAACTGGCAATCGAAATGAAGGCCGCAGCCTACGAAAAGTCGCTCGAATCGCTCGGCGATACGCCTGCGCCTGTCGTCGCATCGGCCCCGGCCGCAGTGAACGCACCGAGCGTCGTCACCAGCCCGGCCAGCGCGCCCGCCAGTGCCCCGGAATCGACTTCGGCGACCTCTGCCCCCGGCGATGCCGCTGCGCGTCCCGTGTGGGGTGCTGCGCCCGCTGCCGCCCCTGTCGCCGCTCCCGTGGCCCCGGCCTTCCCGGTCGTGCCCGAAGGCGCCGACGCAACCCCTCCGACCGCAACCGTGCGCAAGCGCTAAGGACAAAAGATCATGGCAACGAAAAGCATCATTTTCTTCACCGCAGGCCCTGTCGCAACATCTGATGAACTCACGGCAATCGGCAAGCTCGAAGCAGCAACCGAACAGCCGTATTCCGTCAAGGTGTTCAACGGTCTGCGGTCGCCGAATTACGGCTACGGTATCGAGCAATGCGATTATGTCGCTGGCACGATTCCGACCGCATACGACGCATTCGACGTGATCGACCCGGACGCAATCCCGGGCGCAGGCGGCAACGTCGAAGACGGGCAGAACACGCTGGTTCGCGACATTTCCGGCACGCAAGTTACCGGAACGTGCGTCGTTGACGACGGCGCACTGACGCGAGTGGAAACCGGCTTGAACTACCGCATTCTGCACGAAGGCGACGGCCTCGCGCTGAAGACGTTCCAAGGGGTCGATATCAAGACCTTGGAACTGAGCGGCTTCGACGCAACGCCGGTCACTGCGGAACTCGAAGCGACTGACGCAATTGTGCAGAACGCGCAGAACATCACGATGCAGAACAGTGCAGGCGCCGCAATCGCTGGCAACCATCCCGCATCGGTCGTCAACGGCGTTCTTTCAAACGTCAAGCTGGCTGCAACCATCGCGCCTGTCGCGAACGGCGCTGCTCTGGTGGTGCCTGTGACCGGCAGCTACACGACGACTGCAACAGTCACCGTCGCAAACGGCGTCGTAACGGCCATCGTGCTTTCGTAAGCTGTTCCGCCCTGTGCCTATGCGTAAGTGTGGGCATAGTTGAAACAGTTTCCACAACAGAAAGTCAATCATGTCGCAATCTATCATTTTCTTTACCGCTGGTCAGGTCGCGACTCCCGAAGAACAAACGGCAATTGCCGCTTTGGAATTGCAAGCAAATCCGTATACGTTGAAAGTTTTCAACGCAAAGGCTTCGCCTGACTTCGGTTATGGACGTGAAGAAACGGACTTTGTTGCCGGTGCGGTTCCGCAATCGTACAGCGATGTTCCGGTTTTTGGTAGCAGCCCCGAACCGCTGCAATGGTCGTTCACTGCCGGGACGCATACGGATAATTCCAATCCTAGCGTTCCGCAAATTTACATCGGCTACGCAGCAACGCACGGAACGCTGAATAGCGGAAGCGACAAGTTGATTACTTGCACTGACGGCGAAGCAGTTACCGGCGGCGATTCGCAATTTTATTTCAACTTGGGTTTCAAGGCCGTTGACGAATTGAACGGCACGATTAGCCAAGTCAGCGTCATCATCAATGGCGGCACGCCTGTCGTTATCGCTGGTGCATCTTTCACCAAATTGGCTTCCGGTGATACTGGCTTGCCTTATGACATTTGGGTCGCCAGTAAAGC